TCGCCCACCAAACTTTTTGTTCCGATCGAGGAGCTTGCGATAGAACCGATAGAGTCCAGCGGTGCGAACTCCGTCCGTGCCACCGTAGGTATCAACTAATTCTTCAAGCTCTGGTAACCAGTAATCAGCCTCAGCCGGTCTTGAGCCGTGCGTTTCCTTCGTGGCGACGGTCCAACCTTTTGCCTTGGCCAACCGTCGTGCAGGAGCCAACGCCCGTTTCAGCGCGATGAGATCGTCATCATCGATGCCGAGATATTTTTTCGCCAATGGCTTCAACGCGTACACCGGCTCGTTGGTGGCGTTGATGACTCTCGCCATGACTCTCGTGTCGTGGATCTTGCAACGCCAGTCCGCACGGATGTCCGCCTGGATGGTCATCGCCCGATCGAACCGGGCCATGTGGCAAACGACACGCATGTCAGGATTACTAACGATCTGTTTGAACCAACGGAGTTCAGCCTCGATGCCTTTGTAGTGAACCTGTCTGGTATAGGGATCGATGCGTGGGGCTCGAACGGTAACGGTGTCACCATCGAGGTTGGTGAAGATGAAGAGGAAGGGACGGTCCGGATAAATATTGAGAGACTTCCGGTATGCTGTAGGCCATGGCCAAAGCCCGGTGGTCTCCGTATCGAAGATGAGCGTGTTCTGCGAGAGCTTCAGCACTTACCGGTCGCTCTGCTTCACTTCCGTCACGGTGTGTAGTTCGTCCGGCTCATCCTCTTTTGAGATGCGATGGATCGGCACCCGTGGATTGATTCGATCGAAGGTCACGTCCATCTCCTGAAAATAGATTCGGCACGTCGGACAGTAGAATGTTTTGGATGGCATTGCGAATACCATTTGTGTTTCCTCTTTCGGCGCGACGCACCGGGTCCGGCTGTGTCCGTCTCGATCGGGACAGAACAACACTTGGTCATTTCCGATCCACGCGCACCCGCAGGTAAGTTGTATCATCCAACGAGATCGATACATGAGCCCGAAAGCTGGCGAGACATCCCACCAACTACAATCGAAAGGACGAACGATGCAACGTCGATGGGATGGAGCTTCAGTCCGCTCACGCTGTTCTGCCGGAAGTAGTTGTACGCTTCCTCTGCTGTCCATCCACGTGTCTCCTGAACATGGCGGTCAATGTACGCGGTCATTTCAGTATCCGACATCGGTCCCGGACGCACGCCAATAATGCTGATGGACTTTGGTTGCGTCAACTCCCTGGCCATCTGTCGTGTGGCCATATCCAAGGCTGCCTTACTGCAGTTGTATGCCAGCGAGTGGCGCATTGGTCTCCAGGCCGCATCCGAAATGATATTGACGATCACGCCATGGCCTTCCAACTGCTTCATGAAGGCTTGGACCAGAAACACCGGTGTCATGAAGTTGACATCCATGATATGTCGAACGAACTCTGGTGTGAGTTCTCCGAATGGGCAGATCGCGTTGGCTCCGGCGTTGTTGATGAGCACGTCAACTCGGTTTCCAAATCGAATTCTGACTTCGTTCACGAACGCTTCGATTGGCGTGGCGTGTTGACCGGCCTCGAAAAAGATCAGACCGGGATCCTTAGACACGGCCACGCTGTCGTGTGAGGATCCGATCACCGAATGTCCTGCCGTTCGAAAGACATCGGCTAACGCTTTGCCTAATCCGCTACTGGCTCCAGTCACGACAACGTTCATTTTTTCTCCTTCATCTCTTCCAGCCGAATGATAATCTGAATCCCACGAGCACTATATACAGACAGGTCAGCGAGGATCTCAAGGATCAGATCAGAATGCCTCTCGTCTACCGGTTCCGGACGGCAGAGTGTTTTCAACCGACCGAACTTCCGCTCGATGTCTTGATAGAGCGATTGGATCTCCCATCGCCAGTTGTTTTCGATGTCATCATATCGAAAGGGACCGTAGCCATTTACTTTTCTGGCCGCGATCTCTTCTAGATAGCAGAGAATGTTTTTGAACTCCGCGTGGATCTGGTGGTTGACGGCAAACGCTTCATCGCGTTCGTAGGCACTCGGATTCGGATAGCCTGCTAGTGCGAGGAGCCGTACTCGCAGCGTGTCGAACCTAGATGGTGTTGACATGACGGAACTCCTCGATCCATTCATTGATCTCGTGAGGATACGTCACCCTGGAAATGATTTTGGTATAAGCACCGATCTGTCGTCGCGTGTCGATGAACGCGTACAGATACCGTTTGGAAGTTCCGGTATGGTCAGTAGTGGCCGCTACTTGAGCACAGGGGAACTTGAGCGTGTTCCACCATTCGATTTCAGCCCGGAGCCGGTCACCATCTCGAATGTGGTAACCGAGATGGGAGAGTCCTTCATTTTCATTCCGGTCTTCGAACTGAACGGTGTGACCGGAAAGAAGCTGGATGAGTTCTAGTTCCTTGCTGTCGATGATGTCGTAGTTGAATGCCAACTGCACCTGGAAGCCAGAGCCTACCGGAGGTAGAGAGTAATCCGGATTCGAGTACACGAGCACCGCGCTTACTCGATCGTGCACCCACTTGGTAATACGTTGGCTCTTGGTCATATGGTCCTGAGCCGGATTCCCGTTAAACGGGAACATCCATCCGATGCTCTTGATACGTGCTTCGATGTCGTTGCTCTTGAAGGCGATCTGTTCAATGGCACGCATGATGGTTCACTCCCTGAAAAAACTCCGCCCTACGTGGAAGCCGTTCGCCTTTCGGCTGGCGATGTTGCTGCAACGAACCTTATCACACCGTTCGCTACCGGTGAGCATGCTTACGATTGCAGCGCACCACGTCAGGACGGAGGCCGGTTTACCGCTTCACCTTCTTTTTCTTCTTCGGCTCCTCCGGCGGTTCGACGTCCTCGATGCTGTCGAAGGAGATGCGACGCTTGGCATCACCGGTCTGCACGCGGACTTTGTTCTCCTTCGGGAAGATCTCGAGCACGGTGCCCTTGGCTTTCTTACCCTTGAACTTGTACGTGATGCCGGAGCCAACGGAGACTTCGACATCTTCTCCGCCGGACTCGTCCTCTTCGTCCTCGTCCTTCTCTTCGTCCTCGTCGTCAGCCTTGGCACCCTTCTTTTTCTTCTTCGGTGCCTCGTCTTCATCCTCGTCGTCGTCCGTGGACTCCTCTTCATCCTCGTCCTCATCGTCGGACTTGGATTTCTTTTTCTTCTTCGGCTTCTCCTCTTCCTCATCCTCGTCGTCCGAATCGTCATCGTCGGATGAGTCCTCTTCCTCCTCATCCTCGTCGTCATCGGCCTTCTTCTTTTTCTTCGATGACTTTTTCTTCTTCGGCTCGTCCTCTTCATCGTCGTCAGCCGCGTCGTCGCCGTCCTCATCATCGCTCTCGGCTTCTTCATCCTCATCGGAGTCGGCCGCTTTGATGATGAACACGTTCTGGAACTCACCCTTGGTCTTCAACGAAATCTTGGCCTTGGGTTTTTCCTTGTTGAGTTGCTTCAAGATGCCGGTGATGTCGGATGCCCCTTCGATCTCATCCGTCTCGTAGCCCAACTTCTGGAACACGCGGAGACAGAAGGACTGGTTATCCTCTGACTCCACGCCCTGGTAGTCGTGCTTGATCTTCCCCTTGTACTCACCGGAAATGAACTTCCATTGGAAGTCCACTTGCAACCGGCCGCTACTGTTGGACTCACCAAGCTCGGCATGGACCATGCGAGCCAGATACTTGCCATCGTCGTACTCGTCGAAGCCACCACCGACGGCTTTCTCTTTGGCTCCTTCCAGATTCTTTTTCAGAGCCCGTTCCAGCCGTTGCGTGAGGCTCATCGATGAGGATGACGCTTTCTTCTTAGCCACGGTTCACTCCTTCACTGTGAGAGGTTACGATTTCTTCCGAATGGTGATACGCTTCTTCGGTGACTCCTCTTCCTCCTCTCGATCCTCTGGTGGTGGTTCGTACTCGTTGTTGAACGCGGCCTTGAGGTTTCGATAGCCTCGCTTGGCTGAGCGTCCCATCTCGATTTGACGAACCGGTTTTCCTGATGGCGTGCGGAATCGTTTGACCAACCGATGTCCCGCAGAAATATGGTCATCACCCTGGATCACCAGCACGCGACGTTCTCCGTCGTACATGTAGTAGGTCCAGATGTCAACCAACGGCTCGATCACGGAACGAGCCTGCTTTGACATGGTCGGCACAATGCGATCATAGGTGCCGCCACCACGACGCTTGACTTCTCTCTCCTCCGTGTGCGTGATGAG